TCCATCCTTGAAATCTTGAACCCAAAAACGAACGCATGAGCGAACTTCTCCTCACCCTGCACCGCACCAAAGAACAGCACGTTGGCGGCGAAATCCAAGTTCTTCGCGAACGCGGAACCTCGGAGTTTCTCGTCCAGCAATGCGAACGGCTTTTGACGAACGCTTTTATCGCCGGAGCGCGGGCCGCAACTCGCGGCATCTGCGAGCAGGAACACGCCGAGGTTGAACGGCTCGAGGCGATGGAGACGGAACGGCAACGGTTCCGCGATTCCAGGGCAATCAAGTTGATGCCGGGTGTCGAACCGGGAAAGCTAATCGAATTGGCCATCGCAGAGTCCACTTTGACATGACAATTCAAACCTTCCTCTCCTCGCAAAACGACGCACTGTGCGAGATCGAGATTTCGGACCGGATTGAATCCGCGATCAACCTGGAGACGGGCGAAGTCATCGACCCGGCAAGCATTGACCAAGAGGAGTTTTTGAGAATTGAGGCTCTGTCGGTGGACGCGCAAAGCGAATACTGAATTTTAGCACAACGGGGGCCGCGCATCCGACCAACGCGGGCCAATCTTATGAACGAAATGTCAATCTACTCGGAAAGCCGCTATGCTGCGGCACTTCAACAAGCGGACCTTCTGTCGAAGTCCGATCTCTTGCCCAAGGCATTCTCCGGTCGTCCGGAGAACTGCCTCATCGCCCTTGAACTCGCGGAGCGCATGGGCGCGTCTCCGTTCATGGTCGCACAGAACGTGGATGTCATCCATGGGAAACCTTCCTTCAGTGCGAAGTTTCTCATCGGGTGCTTCAACTCATGCGGTCGTTTCGAGCCGATCACCTACGACGAGGACACGCAGGACGGTGGACGTTGCCGTGCGATCTCGACCGTCCGTTCCACCGGGGACCGCATCGAGGGACCATGGGTCTCCCTCGCCATGGCGAAAGCCGAGGGTTGGGTTTCCAAGAACGGGTCGAAGTGGCAAACCATGCCGCAGATGATGCTGCGCTACCGGGCCGCCACCTTTATGATCCGGACCACCGCTCCGGAACTCTCGCTCGGTCTCCCGACCTCGGACGAACTGATCGACACCGATGGGTTCTCTCGCCAGGTCCAGGTCGCCAACGTCACGCCGAAGTCGAATCCCTTCGCCGGTCAACTGCGACCGGTCATCACCGCTCCCGCCGAGGTGGTGGTCGAGCCGGTCGCCGAGGAAACCGCTCCGGTGCCCTCTGGATCCGACCGGGTCCGCGAACTGATCGAACAATCAAAGATCAAGGTGAAGGATCTCATGGGTGCGCTTGTCACCCTCGGCATCGCGGACGGGAAGACTCCGGTCTCCGAACTTCCCGACGACGTCCTCCACGGTGTTGCGGACGATTGGGAGACCGTTCTCACGGTCGCCTTTGAACTGAAGGGAGGTGTGGCATGAGCAACACCACCGGAACAGAAGATTACGTCATCCACCAATGCCGCTTGTTCGGAGGCGCGGCGCAATCATGCGCCGACATCGTTGCGCGACTGGATTTGGTCATCGACAAACTGCGATTCACGATTTGCAACATGGAGACCGACATTGAACGGCTTGAGGCAGAACTGGAAAAGCTGGACAGGCAGAAAGGAGAAGCATGAAAGGCAAGTTCGAGAAAGCTTCGCCATCGCTCTTCCACTCGCAGGAATTCGCCGGAAGGCGCGTCCTCCGCATCAACCTCCGCGCCGTGAAGGAACTCCTCCACGACGAGAAGGTCACCTCCTTCGACCTCACCCAGTCCCAGATGCGGAAGCTGGAGGACCGGTTCCAACGCTACATTGTCGCTGGTGGACGCGTGGACACCAGCAACGGTGCCGACTACCGGCCCGAATACATCCGCCCGCAGACGGTGATCAAGGCGCGTCCAGAGCGCATGGTCCGGGGCAAGCTTCGCCCCGCCACTCCGAAGATCGTCGTCCCGGCCAAGTTGATCCCGGCGACACCCGCCATCGAGCCTTCCATCGACCACCTTCCCGACAAGCACATCCTTCAATCCATACGATGAAATTTCCAGACTGCGACATTCACCACATGCCCCAGCGAAGCGACGAGTGGTTCGCCGCCCGCCGGGGACTCCTCACTGCCTCCGATTTCGGTCCCTGGCTGCTGAAGAACGACAAGACGAGCCAGAAGGCGCGGGAATCGGCGATCTGCCGGATCCTTGCCGGTGCCGCGAACCTGTGGCAGGAACCCAACTTCGAGAATGCCGCCATGAAACGCGGCACTGATCTGGAACCCGTCGCGGTTTCCGCCTTCGAGACCTTCGCCGGAACTGGCGTCACCCAGGTCGGACTCTGCGTCTCGCGGCACGGTCTGTTCGGATGCTCCCCGGACGGTCTCCTCATGGAAGAGGGTCACGGTTTCGAGGGCAAGGTGCCGGTGCCCAGCACCCACATTGCCTACCGGCGGGCAGGTGTCCTCCCGGAACAGTATCTGTTCCAGGTCCATGGCGGCATGGCGGTGACTGGTGCCACCGGGTGGTGGTTCCAAAGTTGGAATCCCGATCTCGCCAACCTCCGCGTGTTCACGCCCCGAAGCGAGTTCACCGAGGAACTGCTCGCCGCACTGATCGCGTTCAGCAAGGACGTCGAGGAGGCATACCGGCATGAGCATGCTGCCTACGAAGCGGAGTTCGGAAAGGGGGACGCATGAACGACTACCACCTCGACCCGCCGGAAGCCCCCGAGCCTCCTGAGTGCTGCGAAGATTTCATGGATGCCTACGAAGATGGGTCGTTCAAATGCTTCACCTGTGGAGCGACTATCGATCCGGTTCCCGACCCCGACCCGGAATGGGAGAAGAACGTCGTCTACGATCCCTTCCCCGAGGAGGAGGGATACCCCAAGGAAAACACCTGCCGCCATGGGAATCCTCACGGCGACTGCGATACCTGCGACCATCTCTCCGACATTGCCTACGACGAGGCGCGGGAAAGGAAATTCTTCGGAAGATGAAACTCTACCGAACCGAACACCAGGAACAGGCGCATCTCATTCTCTGGGCGCAGATGATGAAACGCGACCTTCCCGGCATCCACATGCTGTTCGCCATTCCGAACGGAGGGCACAGGAATCTCCTGGTCGCCAAGAAGATGAAGGAGGAAGGGGTTCGCCCAGGTGTCCCCGACCTCTGCCTCCCGGTCCCGGCCCATGGTTACCACGGACTCTGGATCGAGATGAAGACGGAAACGTCCCGCCCTGTCCGAGGAGGGCGGGGCGGACTGTCCGACGTCCAGCAGGAGTGGCTCGATCGACTGAACGGATACGGCTACCGGGCAGTGGTCTGCTACGGGGCGGAAGAAGCACAGCAAGAAATCACCAACTATTTGAAACCATGAAACCCGACGCGAAATGAAGACCCGGTCCCCCTTCGCGCAGAATGTCATCGAGACCCTCCATGGTCGCCGCATGACCACCAACGAGATCCTCGCCGAGATCGGCGCATCGCACCGTTCCAATCTCCGCGCCTCCCTGCAGAGACTCCAGATGATCCTCGCCATGGAACGCTCCCGGATCCGCCTCCGGAGCGAGTCTGTCTCGGGCGTCATCGTCTGGTGGACCGAACCTCGAAACTGACATGCATTACACCAAACTCTTTTCCAGCATCATCACATCGACCATCTGGCGAGAGGACAATGCCACCCGCCTCCTCTGGGTGACCATGCTCGCCCTCGCCGACCAGCACGGCGAGGTTCACGGCTCGATCCCCGGTCTCGCCGCCATGGCGAACCTGACGGTCCCGGAATGCGAGGGCGCCCTCGGCAAACTCCTCTCCCCGGACCCGTATTCCCGGACCAGGGACGAGGACGGTCGCCGCATCGAGGAGATCGACGGAGGGTGGGCAATTATCAACCATGCGAAATATCGTGCCCTCGCCTCGAAGGAGGACTCGAAGGCGAAGCATGCCGAACGGCAGAGGCGATACCGACAGAAAATCGCATCGCGTGACGCTTTGGTGACGCCCGGTGACGTTTCGGTGACGGTGCGTGACGAAAGTGACAGGGCAAATGACGCATGCGTGACGCAAGGCAGGGACATAGCAGAAGCAGAGTACAGAAGTAGAGAAGTACAAGCAGAAAAAATTCTGAATGAAACCTGCCCGCATAGTTCTGAAACGTACGATTACCCTCAAACGACCGACAGTGAGAAATGCGGGCGGGCAGGAGGTGATGAGCAGTTGAACAGGGTTGAAAAGAAGGGGATCCCGGAATCGGTCTGGCTTGCTGCCGCTCGCCGGTTCGGCATCCCCGAGGCTTTCGCCCTCGCTTACCACATAGACCTCACAGCAAGCGATTGGAGGGACCGGGACGGAAACCGAATCGTTCACCCTCTCCAGTTCCTCCGACGCGCCTGGGAGGCATCCAGGGCACAGGAAACGGCATCTCCCGCGAAATCCTCCAACGGCGCCCGTCAACCGTGGCAGGTTGAAGCGGACATCACCCGTGTCAAAAGCGAGATCTCCCGGATCCAGAATGACCGGAACTCCCGGCACCCGCACGGTCCCTCGAAGGACGATCACCGCCGGAAGCACCAGGCCCAGTGGCTCGACGTCGTCAAGGGGTGCTACCTGGAGGCGAAGGGCAAGCTCCCGAACGATGTCGCCTCCTTCCAGGTCCACTGGGACAAGAAAATCGAGGAGATGACCAAGGCAGGTCTCAAGGACGTTGCCACCGACGAGGGTCTCATGCTGGAGGAGTTCGCCACCTACATGCCGGAAGACGATGTTCCCAGTTTTAACAGGTGGGACCGGGAGTGGAACCGTCAGGCGACTTGGTGCGAACCGGGATCCCTGACCGAGGGCGCGAAGGACCAGGTCCGTCTGCTCAAGACTCAACTCCAGAAACTCCAGTCCGAACTGGTCAACGCGTTGAAGGCATGAATCCCGATCTCCTCACTGTGACCAAAGGTTTCCACAAGCTTTTCAAGCTTCCCAGAGGACGAGTTTTGCTCATCACCTTTGGCCGACTGGAGAGCGAAGGCGCGGAGACCGGAGCGATCCGGGCAACGCCTAGCTCTGGCATCGCTGCCGAGAGCGAACTTTGAAAACACACAAATCTATGAAACCAGAAAACAACACCGAGAACACGGCGGGCAGCGATTGCCAGGAGCGACTTGTTCGCGATTATTTTACGGAAGACGGCGCACCGAAGAAATGCCCGAAATGTGATTCACCGAAGATTACGGAAAAAATCCTCGCCGTGGTTGATGTCTTTCAAGGCATGGGGCCGACCTGCGAGGCTGAATACTTCTGCGAGTGTGGGGAGTGCGTGGGCTTCTGGGCTTACGGCTCATGGCATCCGCAATACCGTGAATCCTTTCCCGCGAACGCTAGCCTATCCCACGGGGACGAGAGCGAGCGTTAAATACTCACACAACTACGAATCAAAATGAAAACTTCGACAACAGAGCGGTCCCCGTTGGGATCAGGCACTTGTTCGGTGTCTTTGGATTCGAGCGACTACGAGCATCTGGTCAAGGATGTCGTGCGCTACCAGACCACCGATGGAGAGTCGCACAGCACCAAAAGCAGCGCGGCATACCACCAAAAGGAAATAGCACTCACGGACCACGCAAATGCCCGACTGGAAGCCGGGGACACCATCGCTGACATCCTCCGAGCGGTAGGGAAAAGCGTCCCCGATCCGATCTTGGAGAAAGTCACGAAGGACTCAAAACTGGCAATCCCCCACTGGCAGTGCCGAGACGAGGCGGGATACACGCCGCGCAGATTCGAGCATGGGGCGTGGACGGTGTATGTCTATGGTCACGCGGGGTCATGGAGCGGCGGCTACGGCAACACGATGAGTGTTCTGGAACTCGCCCGATACGCTGCGGATCGCAAGTCCATTCTTTCACCGAACACCGAGATCTTGGACCGATAGGTTCCGAGCATCGAATGTTCGACTTGATTCCCGGACATGGGTTGCCACGGTCGCGCCGTGCCTCTCAACCCCAGACAGAAACGCTTTGCGGAACTCTACCACCGCTATGGCAACGCGACCCGTGCCTACGGTGAGGCATACGACGCACCCCTGACCGAGGGTGGCACCTACCCGCACTGGGTGACGGCAGACGGCAACCGACTGGTGAGGAATGGTGACGTTCAAGCCGAGATCTCCAGGCTCAAGGGCGAGGCATCGGCGCTAGCGTCCCTCTCGTTGACGGAGACGGTCGATTACCTCGTCTCGGCTATCACCACCCCAGTCGGGCAGATCGGCCCTGATTCGCCCCTCTGCGAGGAATACGAGGTCAAGGCGGACGGGTCGATCAAGACCAAAGGCGTGTCGAAGATCGCCGCCATCCGCGAACTCGCCCGACTCACCGGCATGGACGCTCCCCAGAAGGTGGAGGTCTCCGCTGACGACGCTCTCACCAAGCTGCTGAAGATCGCAACCCAGACCAAAGACGAATGAGACGAACCCATGACCTGCTCGCCACCATCGGCGAATACACCGACCGCAAGACCGGAGAGAAAAAGAAGCGAAGGATCAAGATCGGGTGCATGTTCCTAGATGACCGGGGGCACCAGGTGCTTCATTTTGACGTAGTCCCGGTCGGTCCCGAGTGGAGCGGGTGGGTCGGTGTCTTCGAGATCCGCGAACAGGAGCAGAAGCGGGACGATGACGACATCGCCTACTGAGATCTCCCGGCTCGAAAAGTGCCTCCTCGACCCGGCATGGCGAATCCGGCACCTCTACACGATCCTGGACGAGAACGGGAAGAGCGTGCCGCTCCAGCTACGGTCTGAGCAGGACTCCTTCCTGCGCGAACGTCATCGCCGGAACTTCGTCCCGAAGGCGCGGAAACTCGGTCTCTCGACTGTCATTGTCCTCGACAACCTGGATTCGTGCATCTTCGGCAGGGACACGAAGGCGGGGATCGTGGATTTGACCAAGGACGATGCCTTCGCAAAGCTTGCCATCGCCCGTCACGCGTGGGCAGAGGGTCCGAGGCACGAAGACGAGGGGATCGCATACCTGTGGAAAAAGCTTCATGAGGTGCTGAAGATGACGAAGGATTCCTCCAGTGAACTCCGGTGGAGCAATGGGTCCGAGTTCAGTGCTGGTGTTGCCTACACCGGTCGCACTCCTCAACGGCTCCATATCTCGGAATACGGTCCCATCTCCGCGCAGTTCCCCGAGAAGGCGGCGAAGATCTTGCGCGGCTCGATCAACTCGGTCCCGCCAGACGGCATCGTGGACATCGAAACGACCATGGAAGGCGGGCAGTTCGGGGAATGCTACCAGTTGTTTCAGCTTGCCCTCCAGTCCGAGGGGAAACCGATCACGAAGCTCGACTGGAAGCTGCACTTCTTCCCATGGTGGGGGCACCCAAGCTACGATCTCCCAGGTCACGTTCCTGCCAAGGGCGAGACCGCAGACTACTTTTCTGGTCTCAAGAAGACGCACGGTCTCGACATCCCTCTCTCCCGGCAAGCTTTCTACGAGAAGCGGAAAGCAGAGCAGGGCGAGCAGATGTGGCAGCAGTTCCCCAGCGTCATCGAGGAGGTGGACCGGCAGATCGTTCCCGGCCAGATCTACCCGGAGATGAAGACCGTTCGAGCCGAGGGACAGGTGCGTGCCTTCGCCCCGGAGAAGGGCTATCCGATCTTCACCTCGTGGGATCTGGGATCCTCCGACAACATGGCAGGGTGGGTCATCCAGCCCGCCGGGAAGGCGCACAACTTCCTCGACTGGTGCTGTGGTGAGGGTGCCGGTGCTGCCGGTGTGGCGGGCGTCATCCGCGAGTGGGAATCCCGGCATGGAGAATTCTCCATGCACTTCCTCCCACATGACTGTGAGATTACCGACAAGGGAAGCGGGAAGACCTTCCTCCAGCAACTGGTCGAATGTGGCATCCCCCGGACGAAGATCGCCGTGGTCCCCCGCATCCCGGACACCTGGGTCGGCATCGACGAGGTGCGCCGGATCCTCCCGAACTGCTGGTTTCACTCTCGCACTGATGAGCCTGTGTTCTCGGAGACCGGGTCGAAGCTACCGTCGGGCGTAGGGCGCATCGAGGGATACCGCAAAAAGCTCGACAAATCGACCGGCACGCTTCGCGACGTTCCCGTCCACGACATCTGCTCCCACACTGCCGACGCGCTCCGCACCTATGCCGAGGCACTGTCGAACAACCTGGTGCAAGCCAACATCCGAAAGCCCCAGACTCAGCAGGTCCAGG